AGTGATAGGTTACTCATTGTCTTGTTCCTTTGGATTTTTGTCTCGCCATTCAACGCCAGCTTTAAAGCTATTTACTGTGCCTTCTCCATAGTTGTGAGTACTTAGTTGATAAAATTCAACCGCTGCCTCTTCTACTGTTTGAGCTTTAATCCGGTAATCATAACTAACCCAATCCCAAGCAGGATCCTTCGAGTTATTCCATTCATCACAGCTATTGCGCTTTATTTCAATCTTTTTATTGCCAAAATCAAACGCTTGCATTATTTGAATTTTCCCTATTAAAGTTTCTGTATCGATTTTCATTACTTATTCCTCGTTGAATCGGTCTAATACAAGTTGATCAAGGGCTTCTTCATCCCATCCGGCTATTACGTAGCTGTCTATATACGAACCGGATAACTCGGGCGTGTTGGTTTCAACCTCTCTATCGATAGGCTCACCGGCTACGATAGGCATTGTTGTAACAACTGAATCAGGTGTACTGATTTCGCTTACGGGAACTCGGATTGTTATTTCGATGTATTCGTTCATTGTCTGTGCCTTTGTTAATTAAACCGATTGCCCTTCAGGATATTTTGTAGTTAGTGGTCTATAAGTGTCCTTGGCTTTTTTGCCACATTCTTCGCATTTCATATTAGGAATTACGTTATTATGAAAGTTAGCGTCATCATAACCATATGATGCCTTTACATCACCACAGTGCTCGCATTCATAGATAGCTTGGAAATCTCGTCGATGTTGAGATAGAATTTCTTTAATTTTCATTTTCCTTTCCTCTTTATTAACGTTTCACCCAAAATCCCAAATTAATGGGTATGGGCCTACAGACTGATAGGGTTATCTTGCAAGTGCCCCCCCTGAAGACGGGCGGTTTGGAAGGGTAATTTTTGCACCCTCCCTTACTTGTATTCTTTTTAATGGCTGGTCATTAAGGAATGAATTCCACGCTTTAAAGAATGCGCCTAATAGCTGCGTCTTTGTTTCCGCGTTTGTTGGTCTGTTTCTAAACATGGTTAAATACTCGAAAAATCTCTTGCAAGGGTCGTCAAGCCCATAAAATAGGACGTTACCTATCTTATCTAAAAATTGATTTGTTAATTCAGGGTCAATCTCATCAAGCATAAACGCACCAAACATGATTGCAGCGCCGCTGCCTTTTATTTTTTTCGATTTATATATTATTTCAGAAACTCTATTTGCACCAATTCTTAAGGTTAAATCGTTGGCGCAATCTAACACTTCTTTATTTGTTGCGTCACAAATCCTACCAAGCCTCCATTCTCTTTTATCATCTTGGCGGCTGTATGAGATAATCAACCTTGCTATTGATGCAAGATGATTTGTGTTTTTAAACCCTTCGATCCCTAAAATATCAGCAGAACTCCTTGCTTTTCCGGTATCGATGGTTTCAAATGCGTGCGTACTGGTAACACCTTTAATTAATTCGGTCACAAATGATGCATTAGATTCTATGCATGCCATAAGTCTGTGCTGACCGTCCAAAAGCTTCCCTTTATCATTCAACACAATTGATTGGCCGTTATATATCCAATCTCCATTAACCATTTGTCTAGCAAGCCTTGACACATGACGCGGGTTTATTTTTCGGTTATTGGTGTTTGTTGATAATATTGATTTAGCCTTTCTTGGTGTGATAGTGGTTTTCATTTATTTCTCCGGTTTATTTAACTTAACTTTTCAACTTAAATCTAGTATAATACATACTATTCACTATTACAATAGCATATTAAGGTATTTTATGAAAATATTAACCGGTCAAATTTTAAGGCTTGCTTTAGTTAAGTCAGGTATTAATCAAATCTCTGCTGCTGAGAAACTTGGTTTGTCGGTTCATACTGTTAGAAATCAATGTAAATCTAATAATCCTAAACTATCAACGGTCACAAAATATGCCGAACTTTGTAATATGAAGGCTTCTGAGTTAATCGCCCTTTCTGAATAAAGCATTATCGCTGAGTTAGTGGCAAAGGCTCATAAGAAAGAGGTTTAATCACTTGGTCAACCTTTTATAGTCTTTAGGCTTAACCCATCGGCCCTCGTATTCGCAGTAAACGACATCGTTAATCAGGATATATTCAGTACCCGGGCATGATTCGGCGTCTAACCTCGCTTTTAAGTCTATTTCGGCTTGTCCTGACCATTCAGCGAACACCGGTACTAGATGTTGTCCTAAGAAAAGGAGGAAGCCTACAGCGCATATTACAGAGATTGATGGTCCTATCTTCATTGGTTATCCCTCTTGGTTATCCTCGGAGAATGGTATGGAATAATCTATATCTATCCACCATTCTTGCTTACATGCAAGGCAGACCCTATAACCTTCTCCTGAAGTGTCTTTGTATTCATCCATAGTATGTTCACAATCACACTCAGGACATCGAAAAGTTACCTGTTTTTCACTCATCTTCTCTATCTCCTATCTGTTAAATACTATTACTTGAATATTTTGCTAATTTTATTAATTCGTCTCTAAATTTTATAGGTGTTGCGTTTGATTCTTTTCTGTTTAATGTTGGTTTATTTCTTTTTTTCCCTCTTTGGTCTTGTCTGCCTATTTGGTGGCTCCCTTTTAGCCTTTCCCAATTTAGATCAAATGGTTTATCCTCTCCCTTATAATAGAGCCATGTAGCCTTATTTGCCTTGTGACCATAAGCCGACTGCCAAACCTCACAAACCCATCCTAAACCTGATGGACTCCAACCGATTTTATTAGGATTTCTTAATTTATGTTTAGCCCATGCGTAAGATTGTGCCGGGTGCTCTAAAATACCACCACATCGATCGATAGATTCTAACGCAGACATAAAACACCCTTGATCATTTCCTGGTTTGTTGTGCTCACCACCCCACCTAATATAGTTTATCTTTGCCATTTTCCCCCATAATTGACACGGAGGATGCGCTATTACAGGGTTATCGCCATTATACAATCTTGCATCACGACCTATTGTCCAGCAATCAATACCATCTAAATCAAAATAACACCCATTCTTTTCAGCGAACAAAACACTTATCATTTCCATCGCTCCTAAATTAAATTACGTTTATTATAATAAGCTTCCACTTCGGCTTGAGTCATTACTTTAGATTGTTGTTTGGCTTCCTGTGCTCTTCTGGTGCCATCCTGGGACTTATTGGTTTGTTTGGCTAATATGGTTTTAAGAGCGTTTCCTCTTTCTTTTTCTTTTTTGGCTCGGGGAGTTTCTTCTCTTACCCATTCATTGTATAAGCTGCTAGCGTTTTCTATTTCAGTGTCTCCAAAGCGTTCGATGAATAAAAGTAGCTTTCTTTTTCTTTGCTCGTCTGACCAGCCACCAGCGATTAAACCATTAATTGTTCTATTGTGGGCTCGCCAGTTAGGAGTGATGAGTTGTTTCATAAGTAAGAATCATTATAAAATTTTGGCGCGCCTTCTGGTAATTCAGAGTTATCATCAATAATTTCACAAGCTCCATCGATGTAATACTGATCATACTTGGGAACTCGTCTTGCTGATGTATCGATATAATCCCAACTAAATAAACAGTTGTAGCTTTTTGATCTCGCTTCGTTTGCTGTGTCGGCGTATACCAAAAGGCAGCCTTCACCAGGATCATCACTAAATACCATAAAAGCTTTCATTCTCTTATCTCCATAGTTAAAATAAATCTTACCAAGATGGATTATAGGATAAGCCAACAAGCGTTTTTGTTCGCTTTGAATGGCCCATTAAGTCACCTCTAACTACTTTGCTTAAGTGCGTCACATCATCAAAACATTGATTTAGAGCACGAATAGCCACACTACAAGGATGATCATAAACATCAGCACCATTAACTAAATCTTCTTTTGCTATTTCTTCCAAAAAATATACTAATTCTTCTTTGTTCATCTTTATTTCCTCTCTGTTTGGTTTATAGGTTGTCTCTCGACTTCTTTCAAACAATGACAACAATCAGCTTCTGGCTCGTCTTTATGAATTAACAACCCATCCCATTCGCAGCAGAATCGATAACTTTGATCTAGTTCTTCTTTAGTCAACTTTAAATCAAAGTTATTATTTAGCTCTTTTCTTCTTTTTGGTGTCATTTTTGTTTAGCCTTAGGTTTGCGAGTATTCCAAGCTTCAACCGCTTCATACCTTTCGTGATAACCGCCGCCCCATTCCTCCATTTCTACGCCACAATCGCCACAGCGCACACTCCACAAGTCAAGCCCGTTATGATGGGCTGACACTCCTTTGTTGGTGCCGCAAAACGGGCATTCTTTTAGTTTTGTGTCGCTCACTCTGTTCTCCTTATTTAAAATATTACGGTCACTCGACCTTTAACCCATCTTTTGGGCGGTTTTAATTAAATATATATCGTTATTACTGAGAGCTCGCCAGTCGGTTTGATCAAGATTACTCTTTCCACAATTGCAGGCAGCGCATAAAATCTGCATGTTATCGAACTCGAGCTCAAGCTTTGGAAATTTAGACCTTGGCTTGATATGGTCAACGTGGACAATAATCCCGTGCTCATGGGGTGTTCTACCGCAACACATACATTTAGCCTTATAAACTCTTAACACTCTGTACCGGAGCTCTAGCCATTCCCTGGATCGATAAAAGTCGTTATGTGAGCTCTGTTTATGCTTCTTTTTCCGCTTTTTCTTTTTCAGACTCTTTTGTTGTTTCTTAGTTAATCGTTTAATATAATCTAGATTCTTAGCTAATGGCTTATGTTCAATATAGACCTTACTATCACTGGATACTTCTACACCTTTACTAAACTTAATGACTTTAACTTTACTGGGTAAACTTTCTTTAGTATTAAAGTTATTCTTCATTTAACCCTCTATGCTTAACGTTTGAGCTGGTAGATTCTTGACATAAGGAACCCTATACCCAAATTAATAGGTTTAGAGCTCCTTATATCTCATGCTTATACGAATCACTGTATAGAACAAGACAATCAACCATTAACATAATTAAGTTGACTCGATACCGTTACTTCAATGTGAAGCCTGCAAACTGTTGTATCTTTCGGACTCAGCTAACGCCATGCTTTCTTCATACGTTTTTAAAATTAAGCCGGTGAGGGTCCCAAAACTACCTATAAAGGCGTGTTGACTAAGGGAGACATATCTCTACTTAATTCGAGCTGATGGTCGTAATGACTATTAGATGATATGGAGTCGGGCGTGGAATTGAACCACATTCGCCATTCGTAAACCTATACGTCTATAGGGCGGCAGCATCGTGCTAGACCAGACATTATATTTATATCATCTATCTGAGGAAGTGTTTATATGAAGGGGAGCTAAACGTCTGGCTAGCCTCACCAAATAGTCGCCCCGATAGTTTTCGCAGGACTTCCGTTAGTCGATTAACTCCACCACATATAAACACTTTAAACCTGCTTAGGAGAGCGATTTAGACAAGTTAGGCTGAGTTTACGCATAGCCTTGGCATTACTTGCAAATCCTTACACAATGAATAATTACTCTGTGTATTGGGGTGCAACTCAACTACCACTAAATCACTCTATTAAACAGGCTTATTGCTTTGAAGGGTGCCGGTAACTTGATAATCCAATACACTCGCGAGAATGTAAAATAGTAGAATGATTACCAAATAACCAGCATAAAAAAAGCCCTTAAAGCAAAACCCCAGTTCGTATAGCGTTTAGTCCACCAGTAACACAATTAAAACTAAGGCTCTGAAATTTTGCTTTAAAGACTCTTTTGTGTATAACTGGTATTTATTGACGCTGTACGATCAGCCCTACAAGTATAAATCTATTCCTCCTTATTATCAATAACCTTTTGAAACTCATTATCAAATGGAACAAATGTTATCGCAGAGGCGAAGTGACCTCCGACCTGTTCGGCCATACTTTCATAAAGCCATCCACCTGGAACCCTTGTAACATAAAGATTTCCACCAGCGTCAAAAGTATCATGTAACTCTAATTTGTATATTTGATTCATCTATAATCCTCCTACCTGTTATTAACTTTATTTAATAAACTGCGTTAGTAAACCAGCAAACATATTACTCATTGTGTCGTGTTGTCGATGATCATAAACAAAGATATAGTCACTCCTACAATCAGGTCTTTGCAATCTCACATTCATCTCAACAGCGCATATTTCCATGAGTTCATGACATATCAACCCAAATATTTCATTGGTAGTGTTGTTTTCTGTTCCGATGGTTATTTCATGATCGCTCCAGCAAAATCCTGCATAACTGTTTTTTGCATCCCAAACAACCTTAAAATCAAAACTATTAACTTTTAGACTCTCTATTCTCTTTATCTTCATTTCGCCTCCAATACTTTTAATACGCATTCAGCTAGTGCGCGTTGTGGGTTTTTGTTGAATGTAGAGTGTTTTGTCTGACATCCTAATTCTATTGCTACATACGCCTGCCATGTATCGGTTTCTTTATATTGAAAGAGGCTTATTTGACGTTCAACCACTAAAGGCATTAAATCGTTCCAGTCGTTCAAATAATCACAAAATAAATACCCAACTGATTTTTGGATTATATAAATACTTTCATCATCACAATTTTTCTTAACCGTTGAATCTGGATATAATGCCTCAGCAATCGCCTTATTTAATTCAAAATCAGTCATAACTTACCTCCATCCTAAAATATTCGTTGATAGCCTGTAAGCTCCTGTAAGCCTCTGCCTCTTCTTTTTGGAATTGGTCACGCATTACTTCAAGAGCGAGGATTAAAACACTGTGAGGGACTGCCTCATGCCTTATGGAGTCGATAAAGGCGTTGACTCTCTGTGAAGGGCGCTGATTCATTTCTCTACCCGTTTAACATCTTGCAATCTAAATGTCTCGACTTTTTCTTCAACAACTCCACAACATATAACTTTAACAACATCACACATCTCACCGTGAAGTTTAACTGGTCCACATACATCAACTGGAACCTCTCGGTAATAGTTAGCCCTGCCACCACCACCGATTACTTTATAAGTATATTGCTCATTTTCTACGCCGTAACGCCTTTGCTCAATTATACAATAATCGCCAAAATCTAAAGGTGTATCTGTATTTCCGATAATGGTTCTGTTGTTAATTGACTGGATATTAACGTCTGGTGTAAATGTATTATTCATTGGTACATCCTCTTTCCGAATTTCTTTTTAAGACGAGACTTTTGTAAGTCGGTGAGATAGTGACTCATTCCCATCGGTATAACCTCTATCTTATTTTTTGAGTCTTTAGATAGCCATGTTTCAACCGCTGTCTGTAACTCTAAGCTATCGATTTGCTTGTGGTGTTGAAGCTGAGACTTTGTGATGTGATAGTAGCTGTTTCTTGATTCGTGAATGTTCATGGTTTAGTCTCCGGTGGTTCTGGTAGCATCCAGTGCGTTACGGTGAACTCGCTAATGTCGCAACCGTTACCATGAAATTCCGGAGTGTCTGAACATCGGTATTCATAACAAGCATCAGGAACTCTTGACCCTTTACCGTCCAGATTGAATTTAACCCATATATCACAAACAATACCTGATTTTGACTTGGGTATCACCGGGAGGTTGTTGTCAACACTTATCCACTTACTCATTGGTAAGACCCCACTGTTTTCGATACAAAAGAAAGAAATAGGTATATAAGTGAACCATAAACAATTCCCACTATAATCCAAGATTTTATAAGCTTCTTTATATTTGATTTATCCAGTGCTTGTTTCATATCACCACCTCAAAACAAATGATTAACGTTAATAGAATGACTAAACCCCATAAAACAATCCAAGTGAGTAGTCTTGCTGTTTCATCGTCCATCATTTATTCTCCAACTCTTTCTTAAGTTCTTTAATGATTGCTTTAATGCAAGATTTACAAGGTTGAACACTTCCGCCAGATGCTAAAGCTACATGTTGTGCATCTTGAAATAAAAACCCGTGACTTCTCCAAACCTTTCTTCCACACCAAGTAACCGGCTGTATCAATTTCTTGCCGTCGTTGTATTCATATTTAATTACATGTGTTGCCACAATTTATTCCTTAACAAAAATCTAGTGGGTTTGGTTTTTTCTTTGGCACTCTTATACCTTCGCAGTCATCGGAAAATCTCAGTGTTTGGTTTATAAATGTAATATTATTATCAAGCGGGTTAATTGAATCAATTGGCCTATCAATTTTAATATCATTACTACTGAGCCATGCAGTGACGGCATTAAGCTGTGTTAAAATATAGGGTGGCAGTTCACGACCACTTCCCACCTTAAACCAAATCTTATCTCTTACACCCTTATACACAGTCTTTCTTCCAAAAAGCCCTTTGTACACAACCGTGAAAATCCCGTTTTTTTGACCTGTGCTATATAGTTCCATTATTTACTCCATCCAACCATTCAGCTAAAGGGATTACTTCTCCGTCTTCATGTGTAAATGTACAACTGTCGTTAAACTCAATTTCTGTCGCTTCTTTTAATATTTCAATAATACACTGTGCAACTTTAAGAGGTGTTATTCCCTGCCCTTCTAGTTCAAAAGCAAACCCATTAAGAATAATATCTCCATCTTTTTCTTCGATTGTTCCAAATTTAGTTATTTTCATTATTTACTCCTGAGAGTTTAATTTATCTAATTTTTCTTCAATACGATGTAAAACCGCTAAGATTAAGAACATAAAGCACATTATTAATGATTCTTTGCTTGGCTGCTCGAGAGTTGATTGATAAAACCATGCTCCCGCCATAATTACTAAAGCAACTCTAAATCCCGATATGTTTATTTCTTTACTCATATCATTAACCCTCTGAGTCGTAGTCGTGTTTATCCATAGCGGCAAGTATTGCAAGTCGACACCATTCCGATTTGTTATAAGTGATACTTTCGAGTCTTTCTATTTGATCCGGATCGAACATTACTCCAATCATTTGTTTGTTTGGTGGCTTATTCTTTTTTGCGAATTTAGACATGTGTTTCCTTTATCCTTTATTTAGGTTGAATTAAAGATACATTAATCTGGCCATGAAGTCAACTTTATTATAGACATAAAAAAGCACCGGTTAAGGTGCTTAGTACTGCAGGGGAATGTCAAAGTGAGTTATTCACAATGAGTAAGCGTTATCTATAATACAGTAAATTATTATAAAGTGATAGCTACTCGATTTCCATTGCATGAACGCACCGACCTAGTGGGCTGATAACTTCTACCTTATCACCCGATACAGCCGTTACAGAGCCTTCGTCGGTGGTGACAGTTGCTCCAATAAACTCAAATGCTACACCTTGTAGCACTTCTATGTCGTTGATTAATACTTTATACATAAATCACCTGGGGAGTTGATTAGCAATACCGGGGGCTAATGTGAATGAAGCTTGTATATTAGCGGCAGAACCCACTCTATTTTCTATCCAGCAAGTTCCGTCTGTATCAGCAAAAATAGTAATATTGCCATCGACGCCAGTGGTGCCTGTAGGGGTGCCTGTTGCTACAGCAAATATACCAGGGGAATTGGTTAGGATGGTTGCAACGGGTCCACCAGCACACCTCATACCGACCATTACGTTAGGATTACCGCCACTGGTGACATTAAGGTGATTATAGTTAGTACCAACAGTGACATCACTTGCTAATTGAGGTAAAGGTAACTGTACGGCGGTATCATCAGCCAAAGCCGTAAAATCAAAGTGCATACCTTCACCGGTCTGCGCGGCGTAACTTGGAAACACTTTTTCAAAGAAGCATTGACTGAAACCGTTCAATATATCGTTGATAGTGAAATTTGTTTTGGGATAGTCATATTCGACGTAACGCTTTCGATTATCATTAGCGCCTGATTTTTGAGGCTCTGTAATAATATGGAATTTATCACCCAATGAACTACCAGAACCAGCAAAATCCAGATTGTAAGATATTTTTCTAAACTCTGTACTCACGCCATTAACACCTATCGATATAATAGAATGTCCGGTTGGATTGACTGCTAAATTACCATTTGCAACAATCGATACTCGATTATTCTCGAAAGAAGCTTCAAAACATTTCTCATTCGCTCCAGAGCCACCAAATATAAATTGAGCATCAGGGAAAGTCGCTATTCCTAATGCCACCCAATCAATAGTGGAATAATCTCTAAATTGAGTAGAGCAATCTCTAATCACTGGAGTCTCAGCTTGAAGACAGCGAACGTTCCAAGGATAATTAGTATCAAGTTCAGTCGTGTCTATAACAATACCCTTTGATCTAAATCCATCACTAAACGCAGAAGCGTCCTGTTGTGAGATGTCAATGCCACCAAAAGCGTTTGCCGCATCAGCCAATCCGTTAAATGAAATAGAACTATTTTGGGCTTGTATATAAGAAGAATTCCCCCTAACACCTCCCTGGCTGTTGTTTCTGATACTGGTGTTAAAGATTTGAACTAATGGACTGTTATTATTCTGTGGATTATCAAAACCAATTACGTTTTCATCAAACTCACAAGTATCAAAAAGAATATGGTTGGATGATGTGGAATCAGGATCAACAACAGAACTGTCTCCCGATTGGACCGCTGTGCCATTAACTTTAATTATTTTAACATTCTCATATTTGTCATACCATGCGGCCTGATGTCTAAATGCTACTTGATCGGGTGTGCCGGAAACGCCTTTACCAATAACCGTAAATCTTTTTAAACTACTACCTTTGGCAAATGTAGTCCCTGTATCATTCTCAATAAACAACATAGTTCCAATAACGTCATTTTGTATGATTGTTGACCCCATACCATCGCCATGCATAACCAAGCCGTGGGCTGTATCTGCATCAGTATCTGTTTCTACATACGTTAATGCGGTTGCAATCCGTCTTTGGCCTGATCCTTGCTCGATAGGCAGTCCTAGAGAAATCCTCAAATCTAAAGCTCTTTGATATATTGGGCCATTGTCAGTTCCAACACCGGCACCGGTAGAATCTGCAATCATCCCTAACTGAGTTAAAAATATTTTCCTTTGTATTCTTAATACAAAACTAATTAAAGCATCTATTACCCCGACGATAATGTCTTGTCCGTTAGGTGTAACACCTGAAGTTAAAACAACATTATAAGTACCACCGCCACCAGTCCCGGTTGCGAATTCCGCTGTTTGAACAACATCACCAACAATATAAGTATTATTGGTATTAGCGGTCATTGTCACGGTTGTTAGTTCCTGACCTGAGACCTTACCGGCTACAAAAGTGATTATATTATCCGCTATTTGTAGGGCATTCGTTGTATCGTTGGCATCAGCTTCGGCGGCTGTGGGAATGATCCATAAATCATAAGGACCATCAATAAATGGAATAACGAGAGCTGATCCTGCGGTAACTGGGAATCCTTGAGCGTTCAATTGAAATTTTGACGCGGTAGTGATCCCGGTAATATCGGTTGCCATCACTTTTGGTGTGGTTGTGCCTTGTTCAAAGGCTTTGATGTATTGATTGGCAAAGTCTTCGTATTGTAGTGCTGCAAAAGCAATAGGGGCTAAACTCATATTATTGGACCTCTGTATTATTTTCTAAAGTCGATACTACGGCACCTGTTGCGGCGGCACTTAGCAATCCTAATCTGTCAGCCTCAGCTCTTAATTGAGCGTCAATATTAAATCTTTGTCTAGCTGTTTTGGCCGCGTTTCGTTTAATTAATAAATTTCTCATACTAGGCCTTTCGATTAACGCTTGAACTAGTCCAGGCCCTAAAGTTCGAGGATCAACAATATTTAACAGTCCAATTAAATTAACGCCAGTTGGAGGTAATACCCCTGCATCTTGGGCGCGCCTGGTCTGCTCTAATGCTTTCTTCAATACAGCAATTCCCTTTCTTTGATCTTGATCGAAGAATTTAATCGTTTGGTTTCTTAGATTTGAAAGCTCTTTTATAAATAAATTAGGGTTTAAAGGTTGCCCACCTCTAGTAGACTTTTCTAACACCCGTTGTAATATTCTTTGCCCTGCTGCCTGCTTTCCTGCATCGTCTAAATTATCAACTAGAAACTCCAAATCTGAATTCTTTTTGCTAAATAACAGTTGATCAACTACTTCAGGTGTAGAGTCTCCTTTCCGTATTATATTCTTTGCACCTGTTTTATTACTACCTATTGCAAATTCAGTGAATGTTTTATCTGCATCATTCCATTTTTTTGCTAGTTCAGGACTCGCATTTTTGGCAAATTCCTGCATATCTTCTGACAGACTTTTGTAGAGTTGAGATAATAATCCCACATCACCAGAACCAGATACAGGTGCTTGATTCTTTGCTTTTTGTAATTTGGATCCTATCGATGTTCTAATGGTCTTAATATCATTAAACGTCAATCCTTCTGGCACTTCTAAAAACGGGGTTAAATCATCGATAATCCCTTGGTCAGCTAAAGCGCCTAGCTTTTGTTGTCTGGTAAGTGCTTTTTGTGCGAATACTTTGGTTTTATTAATCACAACCTCGCCCAGTTTATCCAGTTGCCCAGAAGACTGTTCAAACAATACACCCGCCGCTCTTTTCTTAGCATTTACACTATCTTTAACACTTTGTACTAATTTAGGTTCAAATCTCGCTGCTTCGTCAATGTCAAAGTTAGTAAACAACTGATCAATAGCTCGTACTCTTTCGGCTTGTTGGGCTGTTCTAACGGTTGGGGCTATTTCTTCACCTCTTGCCTGGAAAAACTTACCTGTTCGACTCTCAGGGGGGAAAACATCGGTGGTTATTTGTCGAATACCGGTTGCTTCTTCAGCGGTTCTCACATCGGCTAATGCAGCTCGCTCTGCTGTCGATACCGCTGGCCGTCTCGCTGCAGTTGTTACCGCTCTCCTTCCCGCTCCTGCGCCCACTATTTCAAGCAATCCTTCGGGTAAGGCTGTTGCTAAAGCGGCTAGTGCCGGACTTCCGGTTGCTTCAAATGCATCATCACCTAAAAAGGTTTTCACTTTATCGAGCTTTTCCACGAGCGGCTGCAGGGCTTCTCCAATGGGTTGAACAGCTAATTGACCTTCTGCTGTTCTGGGTTGAAAGGTTAAAAATTCCCTCACAGCTTCAACATTTCGAGCGCCTATTCCTTCCTCCGCAAATGGATTAGCCGCCCCTGCTAGGCCTAAAATTCCTGCGATTGGTTCAGCAATAATGGCAGACCCTAACCCTAAAGCGCCCTCAACCCCTCCTACAACGGATTCTAAAAAACTAGGCTCTGGCTGAACAGGTTGCAAAGCTTGTTGAGGCTCTTGCCTTCTCGCAATCTCGGCTTGTATTTGATCAGGCGTGACACCTTGTTGGCGTCTCGCTAGTTCTGCTTGTAGTTCTTGAGGTGTTGCCATTATTGACCACTCAGTCGTTGTAATTCTTCAGTAGATAGTTGCTGTAATTGCTCAATGGTTAAATCTTCTAACCTTATTGCTTGTGGTGCTTGGGCCGGTTGTTTTCTCAGTAGAGCATTCGACTCATTTAAAAGCCCTTTCAATCTTGCATTGTTTCGTTCAATATCTTGGCGTTGTTTTCTTAGTCGCCTTAATCCTGCAACAGAATTTTGCTCAATACTTGCACCGGCTCTGAATGCTGTCGCGAGCTCTCTTTCAGAAGTAGCGCCTTTAAAGTTAGCCAATCGATCCACCCCTAATCGAGCTAAAATACTTTCTAACTCTTGGGTATCATCCGCTAAAGCGGGAAATCTTCCTGCAATTGGGCCTGAAATCGTGCCTGGGGCTGTTTCCCATATTTCAATAGCGCGATCAATATCAGTTAAGACATTTTGCGATTCTGATATATCTTGAGAAAACCGCTCTCTATTCCTGGATAAAAATTCAACCTTTTGTTGCTCAGGAATTGCGGCGGTTTGCTCTATCAACTTATTTCTGGTGGTGATGGTCGCTCTTTCTCCTGCACCAACCGTTCTAATCTCTTCTAATCCGCCTGCAATTTCTAGTCTTTCTGCCACGCCTGCGCGTTTACTTTCCGCGCCTATTAGTTGAGCAAATTGTTGTTTGACTCTTCTTTCTTCCGGCGTTCCTTCTGGCAGCGCTTGAAGTTGCTGAAATTCTATTTGTCTTGGCGTTTGTTGAGCTTGTCTACCCAACAATCCTTGACTCTGCGCTAGTTGAAAGGCTTGCTCGGCTCTCTCTGTAGCGAGTAATTGATCTTGAGCATCACCTGATTCAAGTAAGTTAATAAATTCTTGTGTTTCAGTGGTATCGAGTTGGATGCCTGGGTTATCTGCAATCGTTTGCTGCATTCTGGTTAATCGTGATTTAGCCTGACTCAATGCTTCTTGTGGATTATCGGATCGTAAAGACGGCAAAACGCCGGCGGCAAAGTTTCCCAATGAGGTTAATCGGCTTTTTTCTCTATCGGATAAGACTCGTTGTTGAGTTTGTTGGGCTTGAGCTTGCAATAATTGCTGTCTTAACGGTTGCAATTCTGCTTGCTGCTGTTGCTGTTGTTGCAGACCAATATTGGTTAAAAGAGTGTTAAAGGTTTGGCCCACATCTGGAGCAACTGCTGCAAGTGCTATTCTGGGATCTAATGCCATTACTATGTCCCTCCGAAAATTTGTCCGCCAAGATTAAATAAGTTTTGCGCTCTTTGCGCTCTGGCGTTGGCTTGTCCGACTATGCCGCCTGCTTGAGCTGCCCCTATCCCTGTTTGAAGGTTGGCTACGTTAGAGCCTAAACCTTGCTCAATTCCTGCTTGTTGTCCTGCGATACCCGTACCAATACCTAATTGGGCTAGAATGTCGCCTCTTTGCCGATCAATTAATGGTTGGGCAGATAATAAAACATTTTGAGAAAGTTGTTGTAGGGTGTCCCCTGCGCTTAATCGACCACCAGATGCCGCTCCCGCCTGGGTTTGTTGATTAGCATTTTGTAAAGCGAGTTGAAATAAAGGATTATTTTGTAAGAAATCAAATTGAGCTTGCGGATCGCCCAAGAACCCCGCCTGCTCAAGTCCTTGCTGACCTACTGCGCCGAATGGAGACAAAAAACCTTGCGCTCTCGCTGCGGCTTCTCCAACCGTTCCAATCGCTTGTTCACCGGCTGCGGCTTGAACATCACCGCTACGCCTCGCGGCCCTTCCTGCTGTTGTGCCGATAAAATCTTGAACTAAATCTTTTATAAAACTCATAATAGCCTCATTAATACGGTATCAGTGGAGTCTTTGTTATTCGCGATGGAGTCAAAGCCTAACTTTTTAGCAAAATTAATTGCTCTTTTATATTTAAGTGGAACTTCTGCGTATACTTCACATTTTAGCATTGATAAGCATTGTTTAGCAAAAATCCTTGCATATCTTAATCTGTATTCGGGTAAAACATTTGGATGGAACTTTAAACCATCCCTAAAACAATGAAAGCATGATACTGCAAATATACCATCTTCATAGCCACCAAGATAAATAACACCCTCTAATGGCGGCTCAAATTTCTTTGCGGTTAACCCACAATCCCCTGATATTCTAGGAAATATTTCCGGATGACACAAAATGCTTTTAATTTCTTCAATATCTTTTGTTTCTCTAATAATCACGGATCTATTTCGGTAACCGTTAGTTTCCCGTTCACTCGATCATTGTCAGCGACCTTTGCCTGCAATGTTCCGCCCGTTAATAGCGCTTGGCCGATTAATCCAGGGGCTAAAAAGTTATCCTTTCCTCTAATCGTTCTTTCGGTTACGATTTCGTCCAATATAGTGCCGGCTCCCGATTGGATTAACCGGATAGTGATCGTTGTATTCGATGAAGAGTAATTATTAAACACAATCGCATCAATACCCGCCCTCGCTTTATCGGCTGGCACTGTATAAATAGTCTTAAACACGGTGGTTAAATCAAAGCCGGTTCCGATTGGTATTAAAGGATTACTAGCCATTATTTAATCCGCTTTATAAATTCTTGAAATGATGCCTCTTTACCCATTTCTACATCTTCCAAATTAATCGTTACACTTTCATATCGTTGTTTTTTAATTCTATCTTCTTCGTATTTGACGTTTTTCTCCATAAAAATAGTTTTATCTTTTGGATTAAATTGACACATATCAACCGATATATTTTCAGTATCCAATTTATCTAAATATTTATTAATAATACAAACATTCATACTGTATTCCACGCTATCTGGAGTTTTACTTTGTCGTTTTTCCCGTCTCTAGTTTTAATCGCCTTATATGACACACTATAACCCTTATCGATTAATTCTTTTATCAAATCTTCAATAAGAATTTTAGAATCATCAGATTGAATTATTTCAACAGGACTTACCTTGCCATTAACATCCGCATCGAAATCTAGGGTTGTTTTATAAGTCCTTTCATCTAAATCAGTCCTAGTCGATTCGGTTGTTATTTTATTGTCAATAATAGTCATTGTCAGGCTGCTGAGGACGGCTCTAGTTTGTATTGCAGCTGCGTCGCTAGCTGTTTTTGCTGCCACTGCTGTCTGTAGTGTCATTGTAAATCCTCCAACCAACTAGCTAAAACTTGCATATCTGCTGCCGCGCCACTGGATACTCTGGCAGCAACGCTAAATACTTGTCCTGGTAGTGCAATGAACTCCCTCAAATCTGTTGTATTAAATTCAATTGTTTCGGAAGATCCCGCAACTACAGTTTTTCCACCCAATAATCGACCACCAATAACGGCAACGGAATCCGTAGCAAATTCCATAATTGAGTTCTCTTTGTCTACATAAGAGAAATCTAAATCGCCTCCGAATGTGGGATTGGCTACGATTTCAAAAAACGCGCTTTTATTGGCTTGGGTTGATAGACTTGCTTGAGTCGGAATAACCGCTGCCCTATTTACTTTTCCCCCAAAATGAATTCTCGGCCTAAATGTAATAATATTAGTTAATGTCGCTCCAACAGCCAACTGTTCATTGTCTTCCGTTCTTGGTGGAGTGCTACGTTTAATTCGACCCTCAAGGAAAGCGCCAGCCGCATTGCCAGCCGTAGTAAGATCAATAGTACTACCTAGATTCTGAGATAACCATCCTAATCTAAATGTTTGATTCGTGACATTAGGAAGCGTGTTTTTATTAGCGTTTTTAATTTGATGAACTAAAACCATTAAACCGGTGTCATTATCTTGAACAAAAAAGCTAACCGATCCGAAATTAGATCCAACTTGTATTTTGTATGTATTCCCTGTCAATGGGTCGAGTATGTCTACGCCCGAACCACTCGTTCTTGGATCAACATTCCAGCTAGTCTGCGGTATAAAGTCGATTATTGCCAAGACACCCGCCGTATCTTGTACCCATGCAGCTACTGCGGTACTACTAGAAAATGCAAATGCACCTTGAGGCCCTGCTAATAAAGATTGGGCCACTACCTGATCGTCATTTGAGGTAAAATTATAGTTGGATACCTGTGCCTCTAGACTATTCGCTATTTCAAAAGCGTTATGCTGTATTGTGCCTGCTGTTAATGGAACGCTAAATACTGTACCCGCTACAGTTATAGAAGCCGTTTCTCCCCCTGATGCTGGAGTTGTTATGGTAAGTTCTTGAGATTCGCTCACCCCTCCATGTGTTGCCGCAATCCCGAAAGCAGTGCCAAGGAAAGCAAATATATAAGAATTTTCAGCCGTTATAAGTCCTGCGGCTTGCTGGCTATCGGCTATTCCGGCTGAAAATACTGCGTCAAATTTAGCGATTATACCCTGACCCGGCCTTGTACTAACTTGAGCCAGGGTTAGGATACTTGCCAATCCCGTCGCTGATGTTCCAGTCTTACAAGTAAATAAATCATTGACTACTGTGGTTGTTCCTGACGCCGCCGAGTCTGTAACTGTTAAAGTTAGATCTAATAATCCATAAGTTGCATCAATTTGAGCTTGAGATGTATCTTCCGATGATCTAGCTTCACCGTAAGCGGTTATAGAAGGCTCTTTTGTGACGTTATTACTCAAATTTGACTCCAATCGGTTCCATTAAAAACTAAATGCAAAGAAAAAAACTTAATATTAATTCTTTTATCGATAAATCCGTCAATTGTGCCGATCACATCGACAACCGCATCAGTCCGTTTAATATGAACCGTATCTTCTTCAATGGCTTTGGGGTCCAAAGTCACATTAATACTCGCTGTATTCTTACAAATAATGATTTGATTTCTAAATGTTGTGAAATCTGATGTAATGATCTCTACATCAAAAGCGATATCTTCTAAAGCGTCTATCTTAGCGATATTACTTGATACTCTGGAATTGGAACTTGTAATATTTTGGCCAGCATCATCAATAAAATCTTCACCCGCGCCGGTTCGATTCCATAATTGCAAATCAAATCTCGCTTGTTGTTGAAAATAGTTAATAACTTCAATCCCCATATCAGACAATGCTTTAGGGAGTAAAATTTGTGGGGGTGGATTAACTTCTTGTCCCATTATCTTCCCGCCAATCTTAAGTCGATTGCAGCCGAATAAATCTCATAAGGCACCGCATCACTAGTTGTAATTCGAAATATAAAATCGTAATCAGAAATTAAACTAAATAACTCAACTCTTAATTGCGTTTCACCTAATCGACCTATTCTCACAAATCCTTCACTAAACCAGCTTTTCCCGCCGTCTCTTGAGATATCAATAATAATCTTTGGATTTTCGCCTTGACCGTCAATCAGTCCGACACCCTTTTCCATAATGAATTCTAATCGAGACATTTCAACTCTTGAGCCTGGCGCATTTAATAGTGAGCCATTAACAGAACTGGTGATCCTTCGTCTTTGAATGATTTCCCCATTATTAGTAAAAGTATCGATATCTAATTCATATAAGTTACCGTTATTTGAATCAGCAACAAAATTTTTACCATAAACATTAATCAAACTAGACCCTTGGTAAATGCCGTCATTCGTTCCTGACGACACCTCAAACCAGCCGTTTTTACCTAAAGATTCATTTAATACCCATGTTCTGTTGGCAGTGGGGAAGGATATTTGGTAAAAGTTCATGCCTTCGAATGTATAGGTATAAGCTATCGCGTCACTCGTCACATCATATCCAGCTATCGCGTGGCTAATGGCTGTAGTGGATATACGTTGCCTTTGACCTCCTATGGCTTGATAAATGGCTTTATCATCACCTAACCAATAAAGAAATTGATCGGTATTAGCAACCGAATCGAGAGCATCTAATCCAATCTCAAATATTTGTCCATCAATTCGAAATAACGGCGGGTTACCTGTGTCTCGATTCCAAAAGGGTTCAGTGGTTCTTACGCCAAACATATAAACATTCTGTTTAAATGCATAAGCCCTGATTAATTTATCAGGTTTGCTTTCTGCTCCGGCCGCATCTAATCCGCTCGCTGTGGTTGGGTCGTTAACAGCGGCCATAATAAATAGATTTGTGGTCGGATTGGTGTAAACGATCCGGCTATTAATAAATGTGTTAGCAATTGAGCCGACAATATTACTATCTGTGATCGGTAAAATATCGGTGCCAGCAAATACAAACTGCCCATCCAAACCTGTTATAATAAGGTTTTCACCATCATCATCAATAATCATTCGATTACTGCCTGGTATGGTTCCTATTGATGTATGAACACCTGCTTCAGTAAAACTATACAATGTTGTTCCGACAATTCGAAACCCCACTTCGGCAAAGTTTCGCATACCCCTATCTGGTCCTGCTGATACTGATCCTTTAAACTTTAATCCTGGATAAGAATGTAAGACGAATTGATCTTTACCTTCTTCGACTACTTGATGGTAAAAGTTTCTGGTTTGTTGGGATGATAAAGGCCTGGACCGGCTTAAATAGCTTGGGCCTGTGGTGTTAAGCGGAATGTTCTTTTGAAAACTCAAGGGGTTGAACCTTCTACTTTCATGACTGGTGCTGGTCCAAACCTCCCCCTTCTATCGGATTGATTGGCCCCTTGGATCGCACCCATGAATTTACGATCGTACTTGGCTTTGTTCTCGTCGTCGCCACTATGGGTGAATAACTGGGCCAATCCACCATATAAATAGATAGTTGGATGGTTGGTCAAGACAAAATTAGTGGGCGCTGCGGCTGTTAAAGCTGCATCTTTTGCGAAATACTGTATTTCAACGTCAAATATCTCATCAGGAACACGATCAAATTCAATCTGAATCCCTATGACCGTAAAGAAACAAGGTCTACCTGTGACATCAAACCGCCTTAATTGATCGGGCGCTCGATATTCCAGAAAATCGGGACGGTTTAATACATCAAGCCTTGAGCTTCGCATCGACGCGTAATCAGTGGGCAATGCAATAAATCGACTGGTCGTTGTTGTTGGGGTGGTGGAAGTCTTTTCTAGTTGCTTTAACTCTAACGGCTTGGCAACTATTCCTTCAATTGGTGAAGGGTTGTACATTTCACACTCAGCTAATGCAATGAAGTCAGGCACCAGTAAATTAAGATCATTTCTGTGTGACCATGAAATAATCGAATCGGATATCTCTGTAAAGTTTCCAAACGGCATGCTAGCACCTTAAGAGGGCCGAAGCCCTCTCGATTATTCGCCGTCAGAGTTTTTATTTTCTTTCGGCTGGCTGGTTTTTGATTTGACCTGTTTCTTTGCCTTCTCTGCGCCTTTCCTTTTATTCCCAGTTTCCACTAGGCTCGGCGCTTCAAGAGGTTTATAAGCTTCCTCTTTAAGAGGCTTTATGTCATCCGTCACCTTTTCCATCCAACGGGTGGAAAAGGAGTCTTCAGGACAATTAAAGTAGTCTTTGGGGTCGTTGCTAGGTTTTCGATACAACCCCCCAAAGAAACCGCGTTTAACCGCTCAGACTAACATTATGTAATCGTCACGTTGTCAGGATAAGAAACATACTGAGCAACATCCATTA